ACGCGTACTCTTAAAAAGAGATATGCTCCCCTTGTTGGAAAAGAACTGCCCGTCATTCAAGAATCCCTTTCCCGCCCCGGCACCATTATCCACTACTTCTGGACGGAAGATAACCAGTTCATTGACACAAGTGACTTTCGCCACAAGATCGTCGGGCGTAGTCGAGATGAAATCCTCGCCCGAGCCTATGGCATCCCCACAAAAGCAATCACCTCGGTCTTTCCCGGCTTTTCTAAAGAGGTTAATGTCATTGCTCACGACAAGCTACCGTGGATTAAAGATGCGGATTACAAAGCAACCCGTTACATGGTGCTCGACCCAGCCGGATCAAAGAACTGGTTCATGCTGTGGGTCGCAGTCGATCCGGCTGGAACTTGGTGGGTGTATCGAGAATGGCCCGATTACGATGATTGGGCACTGCCAGGTACCGGAGTTGAAGGTAAAGCGGGTCCGGCGCAAAAAGGCTCGAAAAAAGGGATCAAAGACTACGTGGAGTTGATAGAGAACTGTGAAAACGGGGAACCTATTTTTGAGAGGTTTATTGATCCTCGTTTGGGTGCGGCGGAACGGCAATCTGCCGATGGAGCCACTACCATCATCAGCGAGTTGGATGATGCCGGCATGACTTTTATCCCTGCGCCGGGTGTTGAGATTGAAAACGGGTTGCAGTTGATTAACGGCCTGCTGTCTTACGACGAAAAGCTTCCCTTGTCGGTGCTTAACTCCCCCAAGCTGTACATTTCAGAGCGTTGCCAGAACCTGATTTACGCCATGCAGGAATACACCGCCAAAGGGGGCAAAGATGAAGCCACCAAGGATCCAATCGACTGCTTGCGCTACCTTTGTGTATCTAACTGCGAGTATTCAGACATTGATAAAATCGGAGAGCATGGACGCACGTTCTCCTATTAGTTTATCCTTGCGTTAATCATGGCCTACATTAGCGCAACTACCAATGAGTAGCATTGATTCAAACGCCATTTCGGTGCCTGCTGACCCCGGCCTCCAGCTTGCCCCCGCCGAGAATGAAGGTCCAAACTTTGGCCTACTCAAAAAGGCGTTTGAAGACTGCGTGCGCGACAACCAGCCGTACATCGACCAATGCCGGCTGAATTACGAGACCCGCTTTGCCCTTTGGAACGGTCAATCCGCTGACGGCAAGAAGCACGCCCGCGAAGGCAGCAAGATCAGTCCCACCCCGTGGGATGGTGCGTCCGACCTGCGCGTGTTCTTGGTTGATAACATCATCAACAAGAAGGTGGCCATGGAGGTCATGGCATTCAAACGGGCCAACCTTTCCGCTATTCCCGTCGAGAGTACGGATGCCGCCCGTTCTCAGATTGTATCTAATTTCATGCGCTGGCTCATCCAGACGCAGATTCCCGAGGTAGACCGCGAGATTGAAATCTTTTCAAACTACGCCAAGGAAAAGGGCTTGTCGGCTATGGGCGTATTCTGGGAAAAGCGCCGTGAAAAAGTGTTGGTCAACGTGCGGCTAAATGACCTACAAACTCAGTTTCCGCAGATTGATGTGCAGGCTTTGATTGAGGATGACGCTGCTTCTGAGGATCTAAAAATGATCTTCACCGAGCAGTACGGATGCAGCAAAGGCAAAGCTGCTTCCATGCTGAAGGATTTGCGGAAGAAGGGTGAAACCTCTGTGCCAATGGAAGGGCCGGAACGCAGCTACCCGATTATCCGCGCCTTCAATCTGGATGAACAGTTGTTTATCCCGTCGTTTTCGACGGATTTGGAGCAAGCTCCTGGTATCTACCGCGTGGAATACTTCACGGCGGAAAAGTTGCGGGCCATGGTACGCGATGACGATTGGGACGAAGAGTGGGTTGAGGCTGCTATTCGCACGCAGCGCGGTCGCCTAATTACGATCAGCCCGTCCGAGTACCTTCAGCCCATCAGCCGCTCGTTTGTTTACACGCAGCAGCGTTTCACGGATCGGATTGGCGTGGTGTACTGTTATCAGCGGCTTTCTGACGAGGACGGGGTGCCGGGCATCTATTGTACGGTGTTTCACCCGCATCTTCCTCCTGACAGTAAGCACGAGGGTTACGCCAAGACTGGGCTGCTTGGCTACGCGCACGGACAATACCCGTTTATCCTTTATCGCCGCGAGTACCTGAGCCGCAAGCTGCATGACTCTCGCGGTGTACCGGAGCCGGGTAAACCGTGGCAGGACCAGATCAAGGCGCACAAGGATAGCCGCATTGATGCGGCCTCCATCGCCATTCTCCCGCCTATCTGTTATCCGCAAGGTCGTCCCCCTGGCCGTTGGGGTCCGGGCGCCATGATTAGCGAACGTCGAGCGAACGAATACCACTACGCGGATCGTCCGGCTCCCGACATGAACACGGAGAACTCTGAAAGTCTGCTGGAAGCGTCGTTCAAGGAGTACAACGGCTTTGCGTCCAAGGAAGGCGATCCGTCCATTGACCCCATTTTCAATCAGTTTGAAGTGGATAAGTTCCTGTCCTGTATGGCGCGAGTCTTTCGCCAAGTGTGGAAGCTCTACAAGCAGTACGGTCAGGATGAGGTGATGTTCCGAGTCATGGGCGTCAAAGACGCCGATGCTTCCGTGTTCCAGAAGGGTGAAATCAACGAGGAGTTTGATTTCTACCTGTCATGGGATGTGCAGTCTACCGACTTTAAGCGGATGTCGGAAAAATGGAACGCCATCATTCAAGCCGCACAGTCCCTTGACCGCGATGGCGTGATTGATTGGTCCGCCCTTTGCCAGATGTTCATTGCCAACATTGACCCCAATGCCGCCGAGCGCATCCTGCGTCCGGTGCAGGCCGGTCAGCAGAAAGTGGTGGACGACGAACACGCCGATCTTGCCCAAATCTTTGCCGGCATCCCCCGCAACATCAAGATCGGGACGCCGCCGCAGTTGGGCCTGCAAGTCATGCAGCAGTACCTGCAACAGCCGGATGTGCAGCAGCGTTATTCACAGGACAAGAACTTCAAGGAGCGTATCGACGCCCGCGCCAAGCAATACCAGCAGCAGATGGTGCAGTCACAAAACGCTCAGATTGGTAAGCTTGGTGCCGCTATGCCGGGACCAATGCCCGCCACTCCTAATCCCCGTTAATGCCTAAGAAAACATCCAAAACCTTGCTGACCACTGCCGAAAAGTCAGCTCGGCTTCAGCAAGCCCTGTATCGTTTGGCCGGTAATGACGCATTTGCCGATTTCATGGACGAGATCCGTGAACTTCAGCGGAATGCCATGTTGGACTCAATCAACGACCTCGTAGTAAAGGATGAGCGCCTGACCTTGGCGGCGCTAGGCGAGATCAGGGCTTACGAAGCAATTGCGGCGCTGTATGAGGATTTTGTGCAACAGCACACGCAACGCGCCGAGCTTGAAGCCGAGCAGCGTGCATCTTGAGGACGTTGCGGACGGTCGTAATTGATCGTCCGATAGTGATGGCAATGTTGGCTACCGTCATTCCGTTCTCACGCAGGACAAGGATTTCGCGTCGAGTAGCTTTGCTAATGGGAAAGTGACGGGGCCGGTCTTTTTCAATGGAGGGAGACGCGCCTGTAGGCTCTACATTGCCGTACTTCTCCAGCAAGTAGCGTATAGCCTTCATGGTTTCGGTTACGCTAGCCATTATTAGAGTTCAAAATAATGATTGACTCTAACGCAAGACATAAGCACCGCTACTAGCACTAGGCATCCGCCTTGTTCTTCGCCCTTGGGGGCTTAAACCCATGACCAACGATTCGACCTCCGCTACTTCACAGCCAGCAGAAGCGCCTCAAGCGCCCACCGCAAATAGTGATGCCCCGAAAAGTAATCTGACGGTTGCTCAAGCCGCGCAACGTCTCCTCAATATGGAGGCGGAGAATGCTAAAGCTCAAGCAGCTACAGCGGAACAGACTACACAGGCATCGCCTGAAGAAAACTCCGCTAACCCAGAAGCAGCGCAAGCTGAGTCTGCCCCGGACGGTGAATCCCAGTCTGACGCGCAAGCTGAAGGCGAAGGTGAGCCGGAAGGAGACGTTCATTCTCAGGATTATTCGCCCGAGCTAAAGAAGAAGATTGATAAGCGAATTGGTAAGGAAGTGGCGAAGCGGAAAGCGTTAGAGGCAAAAGTGAATGAGCTTACTCTGGCCATGCAGCAGCAGGGTCAGGTATCTCAGGAACAGCAGCCTGTACCGCTGACTCCTTTACCGCAGGGAACTGCCCCCCTTGCTCAGATCGAGAACATTGCGGACCTTGGTAAGCTGCATCAGCAAGCCAAAGAAGCGAAGCGATTTGCCCAAGAGCAGTTGGATCGGGACGACTTTGAACCCTTTCGTATGGGTGAAACAGTCGTCAACCGCGACGCCCTTAAAACCATTCTCCGTAACGCTGAAAAGACGTTGGAGGATGACATCCCGGCCCGAGCCCAATTCCTTCAGACCAAGAATCAAGCACAACAGGTGGCTTTTGAGAAGTTTCCCTTCTTGAGAGACAAGTCAGCTCCAGAATATGTACAAGCCCAACAGGCTTACATGGCTATGCCGTGGCTCCGTAACCTTCCGAACGCGGATTGGATTATTGGGGTGCAGATTGAGGGGTTGAAGGCGCTTGAGGCCAAGGAGAAGCGATCTAAGACCAGCACCAAACCAAACATATCTGTGTCTAAGACCCCTCCTCCTGCCCAAGCCTTGGTATCTTCTTCTGGATCTGACAATCGCGCACCGTCGCAAACTAAGACCCAAAGTCAGTTGGAAGGAATGCGCTCGGCAATGTCCAAGAGTGGTGGCGTCACGGCAAATCAAGCAGCGCAGTTCCTTTTGGCTCGTGAACTCTCAAAATCTAATCGTTAACTAACATGGCTCTCTCTACTACTTACAACGTCGCTGGCGACCGCGAGGACTTGACCGATTTCCTCACGATCCTGGCTCCCGAAGATACTCCGAAGGTTTCCACCTTCTCCAAGACCAAGCGCATGACCAATGCCTACCAAGAGTGGCAGGTCGATTCGCTTTCCGCCCCCAATTTCGGTGGTATTCTTGAAGGTCAGGACGTACTGGCTTTCCAGAATCAGGCCGTCAACCGCGCTCGCGTTGGCAATTATGTCCAACAGTTCCGCGAACAGTGGATGGTCTCCCGCTTGCAGGAGGCTTCCGATGTGGCCGGTGTTTCGTCTGAAGTTGCCAACGCCAAAATGAAGGCGATGCGCGAACTCAAGCGCGACATCGAAGCCTGTATCGGCTCCGACAACGACCGCCAGCAGGAAGCCCCTCCGGCTCCCTACAAGCTGCGGGCGCTTGGCAAGTGGATCAGCACAAGCCCCGGCACCGACGTTCCGGCCTCGTTCCGTACCCCGTCTGCTTCCATCGACACCACCGCCACCGCTTCGCTTGGTGAATCGGCGTTCAACGATGTGTTCCAGTCGATCTTCCAACAGGTTGGCGGTCGTCGCACCTACACGCTGTTCGCTGGTCCGTCGCTTAAACGGTCGATCTCGAAGTTCCAGCGCCAGGAAGGCACGACCACGGCGAAGAGCTACATGG